AGGTTTACCACCCTTGCTGCCAGCTTTTATTCTGGCAAACTGTCTTTTACGCATGGCTGGCTTAGTGTAGTTTCCAGCTTTATTTACTGTAGATTTAGCTTTAGCCATACGTTACACTCCTATTTACTATAAAACATACCAGACTTTCTATAGTCCTGTTTGCCGTTGTTAATTAAACCACCACGATTTTTAAAACCCATCTTATTACGTACTTCTGTAGGTAGTTTTTTTAGGCCTTTACCTTTATCTCCTGCAGGTGGTTCTTTTAATGCACCGCCTTCAGCCATACCTTTAGTTACAGGTAAATCTTTATCTTTATTCATTGTACTTTGAGGGGGAGTTCTTTGCAACTGTTGTGCATCCATCATACCTTGTTGACGTTGCATATCTGCTGCAGTAGGATTATACATAGGTTGTATTGGGTTTATAATACCACCTGTCTGTTTACGTTTTGCCATACCCTTTTCCACTCCCTTTATGGTTCCCTTATTACGGGAGGCATAAAACACAGCCTCCCCTTCTTCAGGACCATACTGCTCTTTCATAGAACGCATTATTTTTTTACCTTTTTTAGTTAAAGGCATAGCGTTACACCTTCATTAATTTGTAACCTTTGTCTTTAGCTGCGGAACGTATTTGGGCTAAAGTCATTCCTGTTGCTCCACCCTTGGCATAACCTTTTTTCATTTTACCGCCACGAGCCATGCCTTTCTTTTTCATCATAGCCATCTTACCGCCTTTAGCCATACCTGGCTTTTTCTTCATGGTCATGCCACCTTTAGCCATTTTCTTTGGCTTCATAGCTCCACCACGAGCCATACCTTTTTTCTTTTTATTTCCGTGCATTGCCATAGCAACTACTCCTTATCACTGTATAGATTGTTAAACACTCGTTGCGTATCCCAAACGTATTCTACGTCTTGCTTAGAGTGAAATATGTTTTGGTTTGGCCTAAAGTCAGGAGCACCTTTTCCTGTTTCAAACCAAGCGGGGTGAGTTACTCTCACTCTATTATTGGGCAACGCAACTATGTTACCAGTGTATTCTCCTGCATCTAACAACTCTAATACGTGTGATTGTTTATGTTGGGCAGGATCATCTGCTACTTCGCTATCTGTATAATCAACTGTAAAATAATACTTGCAAGGATAAAACTCATTATCAATCTTTGCTATCCAAGGCGCTGGGGTTGCTCTGTTAAGTACATAAACAGAGTGATGATGTGACATACAATCCCAAGGTTGAGCCATGTACGGTGGTAATTCAGTAGGCCACTCTTCTAACGGTGTATCAGCTACAAGGGCAGTAAGGGGCATTCTAGCCCACATAGCTCCTCCGTGAACGTTGAGGTCTTCCTCTGATCCATCGAACTCGCATCCTGTAAATATAACTTGGAAGCTTAGAGTCCTGTTTGGCATCGTTGTTACTGCTATCACCATGCAGTGGAGAAACTCTCCGTGATATTCTTCTAAGTTCTTTGTGTATTCTCTTCTTACCCACGCTTTAAAATATGGTATGTTACTTTGAAGATACGCCATCTTTTTCCTTTCGCAATCTTTCTTTAGCTTTTTTAGCTATCTGAACAACTTCAGTCTTACCCATTACTTTAGCACGTTGCTCCATAACTGTCAAGATCTGAATTTTTCTTGCAAAAGGTTTTCCTGATTTTCGTACTCTTGCAACAGTTTCCCTTGCATCCTTTGCTGTTGCAAACTTTATAGGCACAGTATCTTTAGGGTTCTCATCTGTGTACAGCCTACGCCCCGAACCTTTTGGTTTTTTACCTGTGCCTACTTTAGGATCTTTTTTCTTTTTAGTCATGCTACTACAAAATCTACTATCTGACCAGTAGGAGCACGCAGCTTATTAGGATCTGGATAGTAAGCAAACTTTTGATTAACTAACTTAAGATCCTCTACTGGTGTATTAGGAGTTATTCTAGTTGGCTCTTTTTGAGCATCTATTTTTTCTTCTTCGTTAGCTTTAGTCGATCTGTCTTTATCTCGTGACTCAAATACAATATTATCGTGTGTATGAAAAGGCATACTAGGTAAAGGTAGATGACTAATCAAAGTCATAAGTTAAAGTTTCCAAGAACGCAAGTAAAAAGTAAAATTGTTTGGGTTCCAACCTCTCTTTACACAAGCATCTTTCCAAACATTGTACTTTTCTACAGCTACATCTTTAGCTTTTATAAAATCTTCGTAGGCTTTATCAACTTCACCATAACGTAAGTTGTTTAGCTCTTGCTGTTTTTCTTCAATCTCTTTTTGAAGTTTTTCTTCTTTTGTCATTTCCATTTTTCTTCCTTACCTTATTTTTAATCCACATAAAAAGACTACTTAAAGTCAAAGCTGCGGAGACTATGTTTAAGAACGGTCCCATTACCACGCTTTACATGACCAGTAACGTGCAGTAAATTTGTCTTTAGCTGTGTCACAATTGTGTCTAGCTCTAAAATTCTTACGAGCACCAGGATTATCTTTACGGATTGGCATATCAGGATCACCAAAACGTACAACTTTTACCTGATCACCCTTCTTAGCTAACACGGCTGACTTCTTAGCTTCCCCTGATAAACGTTTTGGTTTGTTATAACCAGGGTATGTTTCACCACGGTACTTTAACTTACCACTAGGCAGTCGTTCTACATCTTTAGTTGTAGCCATAGTAGTTTAACCTTATGTTTAATTTTAAAGTTTAGGCATTTCAACACACTTACCTAACACATATGAGTCAGAGGTAGGTTTATCAGCGTTTAACTCATTCATTTGTTTAGCTAAACTATTAATACATATGTCCATTGTAGGGTACAAGACTTGATCTGATGCTATCTTGTAACTATTACCCATAAACAAAACTAAAACTATTACAAACATTATTCATACTTTCTTTTTCTATCTGGATCTAAAACCTCATTTGACTCTAAGTAACCCTCTAAGTACATTGCACGTTCAACATGATCCAGTGTATATTTTTTTCCTGTACGATTATAAATAGCCTCACGAACATAGAACACATCTGACTTAGGTATGTGTACTTTGTTTAGAAAACGTGTGTCTTCTGATGCTAAAGCCTCATAAAAGTCTTCAATTATGGACTCACTTGCATATAGTTGTACCTTTTTTTTGTACATTGTCAAGTCTTTATTTATAAAAAAGTAAAAAAATACTACAAACGTCTAGATGTACATGAGAGAGAGGAGACACAGATGGAGTTTGTACTCTCTAAACGCTTGTAGTACTTTAAGTTTAACTACAAGTTATTATTATTATAGTAGTTATGGAATTATAATAACATGTGTTAAGTTATATGTCAATAGTTAATTTATATTTATTTATATTATTATTAGTTTAACTATAAGTTGTACTATCCTATGTCCAATTTCTTATATTTTAACTATAAAGTTTAACTTAGCTGCTACTGCTACGCAGTTATACATAAAAAAACACCTGTGTCAAGTAGTGACGCTACGTAACTTTACTAATATTTCTTTAATATTTTACCTTTATAGACAAACACCAGTATCTGTATACAATATGTAGTGTTCTAAAAGTAAAAACCCCGTGTGTTGCAGTGTGTATATACATATACGCTATATCCCCAGGTGGCCCTCGCCCGACCCTATGCTGCCTCGATGTCTATTTGCGGCATTTCATAGAGCAAAAACGACACAATAAAACTATAAACAGATACTAAACAAAGTTTTACGCTGCCAAGCTATTGTTTTTATTACGTTTTATTACAGATAAGGTATCAGTAAACCTAGAATATGTAAAAATAATAGTGTATTTTTTACCAAGTAGTCAGTTTTTCTATGGTGGATGCACAAAGCAAAACATCACAAAAAAGCTAAAAATTTATATTTATAAGGAATACAAAAATACCCTACCCCACAAAAAAACGTGCACATTACCCTACCCATAAATTTTTTTTGTCCATCGTGCATTTTTCTATTGCATCCGTCTTCATCATTTGCAAGGATAGGTTATCGGAAGTTTAAACGAACTAAGACGCACAAGGTAAGACCTAGCAGATAGCAGAGAACTCAAGCCGACAAGACGCACAATGAAAAGAGCCTCACAGAATAAAATTAGAACTTGACTACCAAACGACTAAATGCAAGACTGAATACACAGAACAAAACAAGCCCTAGAGTAAAGGGAAAGAAAACATAAAGTATCGTATAGCCAAGCTATTACAGAACATCGTGATACAGCTTGGATGCGTTCCAACCTAACGGATTGAGCTTTGTGTAATTTTTCCTAGAACGGTTCTACTCCCGCTGACTAAATGATCCGCTTAAAGAACGGACTATTGAAGAGACCCGATAGGTGTGCTTTGGCGCAGCTTTGAGCAAGGGTGGATAGCAAATAATTGTTGATGCGATAACGTCAAGCTCAACTTAAGAACGGTAAAATACATCAGTCCGTCTACAGGATGTCGGATGTTTTTTGTTTGGACACAGCCAGAATAACTGCGGCCAACCGCAGCTTATGCTATTGACATATGGTTTTGGCTGTGTCTTACTGAACACATTCAACAATGAGGTGACACAATGAGAAGAACTTATTACATCTATAAAGGTTACGATAGAGATAACGCTATCGCTATCATTACCCCAAACGTGAACAGAGAACGGCACGTAGCAGAATTGAAAAGGCTTGCCAAAGAGAACGGACACATTACAATTCGTAATTGCTTGGGTGGTCTTGTTTCTGAAATTACTAAGGAAGGTAAAATAAATTCTTTTGTCTCTTGACAGGTAAGCCTTTCGGGGCTTATTCTCTGGATACACAAGTTAAACAATGAGGTGACACTTATGACACAATACACACGTAACATTCTTAAAGTGTACAAGCAATGTACCGACGATGAACTACAGCACGGCATGACATGGTACGCCGAAGCTAACGACAAGTGCCAACTACTTTCTGACCAGTACGACTTGCCCTTGCGTATTGTCGTGGGTGTTGTGGCTGCATTGTCACCGACTAACGAGTGGGGTCAGAACCTTAAAGACGCACTCAATATGATTGACAACTTTGTGGCGGGTGGCTACGTGGAAGATTGCACATGCTGCACCTACAATAACATGCGAGACAAGGCTTGGTCTATCCTTCAGACTATGCCACACACTGATGACGATGTAGCATTCATACTGCGAGGCCCAAAGATTACAGATTTCTTTTACTGCATCATGGGTCACGATGTGTGCGTTATTGACGGTCACGCTTGGTGCATCGCTAACAACGACAGACGCACGTTGCAAGAAGTGCCTAACATTGGCAAGAAGCTACGTGCTGAACTACAAGAATGCTACAGACGTGCAGCCAAGAAGCACAACATTACAGCATATCAGATGCAAGCTGCGACATGGGTTGCGTGGAAGCGTATCCATAATGTGTAAGCTTACGCCTGATCACGAAAAGGTTTTTCTTCGCCTTGTAGCTATTAACTACGTAAATGATGAAACTATAAAGAATTACTTGCCCCAAGTACAAGCTTGGTATTGGGGCTTGACAACCAAACTAAACTATGATTTAACTTAAACCGAACAGCAAAGGAGACACACCATGTTCGTACTATTCGCAACTAAACCGCTTAACGATGGCACTAAAGGCTTTCGCTTCAACTTCGCAGGTGTCAAAGGTCTGACACGTAAGCGTAAAACTTTAAGCCGTGGGTTCAAGGTCAACACCACCAAGTGCATGACAGGTGTACACTTTGGCAAGCGCACCATCTATATTGAGCGCAAGCTTAACCGTAACACAGAACGCAAGCTTTGTCACTTTGCAGGATAACACTATGTATGATGTAGTAGTGCGAGAACTACGCGAGAACCAAGTGTACACTTTCACAGGTGTACACATTCCAGACACAGAAGATGATCCTATGGAATGGTTAGAAGATGAATTTTCTGGATGCGAAATAATAGGATATACGGAGACACAACAATGAAGTTTGACAAACCAACAGCCCGCAAGATTCGTGAAGCCATGCAGGAAGCGTTAGAAAACGCAGGTATACATGGTGTATCTATTAACGTAGGTAACTGCTCATTCACTGATGGGGAAGCTACCTACAAAGTTAATGTATTGATTGATGGAGCTAAATCTAGAGATGAGCAAACCATGGAACAGATGGCTACACTCATGGGATTTGACACAAGCAAGATTGCTACACTGCAAGGCATGAAGGTGTCACTTGTAAGCTACAACTCTAGAGCACGTAAGCGTCCGTGGGTAGTGCAGGACTTGACAACTGCAAAGAAATATATTATTGATGATGACACAGCGAAGCGTTTGTTTTGAGCAGAAGAGAAGGTATCATAGCCATGAATGTACTATCACTATTTGACGGGATGTCATGTGGACAGCTTGCCCTACAAAGGGCAGGCATCCAAGTAGAAAACTATTTCGCAGCGGAGATTGATAAGTACGCAATCAAGGTAACACAAGCTAACTTTCCAGAGACAGTTCAGCTAGGTGATGTAACTGCCATAGATCCTGACAGTCTGCCAGATATTGATCTGCTTATAGGTGGCTCACCGTGTCAAGGCTTTAGCTTTGCAGGTAAGCAACTTAACTTTGATGATCCACGCAGTAAGTTATTCTGGGAATATGTGCGGCTACTCAAGGCACTAAAGCCTAAGTACTTCCTGCTTGAGAACGTCAAGATGAAGAAAGAAAGCATGGATGTAATCACTGATGCGCTGGGCGTAGAGCCTGTCTTTATCAACAGTAACCTAGTGTCTGCCCAGAATAGACAGCGATACTATTGGACAAACATTCCAGTAGATAAGCTACCTGATGACAAAGGTATTGTACTTGCTGACATCTTAGAAGATGGACATGTTGACCGTGACAAGTCACACTGCATTGACGCTAACTACTTCAAAGGTGGCAACCTTAAGTCATACTTTGAGAAGCACCGTAGACAACTAGTGTTTAGTAAGGATGGTATGTGCCATGTAGGTGACGCAGGTATCAGTGATAAGTATACATACGTCAACCGTGTGTATCATCCATCAGGTAAAGGCCCATCACTTGTAGCGTCAGATGGTGGACACCTACAACCTAAGATATCTAAAGGTACTACTGAGTACAGGAAGCTAACACCTCTAGAGTGTGAGCGTTTACAGACAGTACCTGAAGGCTACACTAACCACGTATCAAATACGCAGCGGTACAAAATGCTTGGCAATGGATGGACCGTTGACGTAGTATCACACATAGTAAAAGGACTAACACAATGAACTTAACAATCAACACAAAAGCTTTCCCTGATGTAAATCCTAGAATGTTACAAGAGATGCTTGGCATATTACCTTACTGGGTACGTGAGTATAACTTGCTAGGCACAGACATGGACATCGTAGGGTTTATGACTGAACGCTACGGCTTTGGTAGCTTGTACCAATTCAAGGGTGACGTACAGTCTGATGGTACGTACATCTATCCAGAAGACCCTGACCTGCCCTATGTAGGTAAGATGAACACGCCCAACGGCAACGTGTACTTCTATGAGTACGCTATGCTTGCATTACCCTTGCCTAACGGTGAGTACTTCGTAACGAGGATGGACTAAGACTATGCTACTAGTTCTGTCCTCTCCTATATTGGCTTACTTCCTGATGTTATTCAGTGTTGTTATCCTTACTCATATGGGAATAGATAAAAAGGACATTGACGCAACCACACTTACTGTGGTATACTTTCAATGTATACTAATAGTACAACTAATAAGAGCAATTAAAAAAGGAATAAACTAATGATTATCGAAGATCAAACAGTAGAAGTAAAAGTATGGGATCACAATGATGCAGTTATCTTTGTATATGAAAACATACACGAGAAGACAGGTGAATTACACGAGGATGTACCTGTTTGGAAGAGCTATAAGAATGTAGTCACAGCTATTCCAGTAAACTTTGTTTATTGTGATAGTTTATCTAATGATGATAAGCTAGAGAAGGTACGCAAGGTAGCTGATGCATTGACTGAATTGTACGGCTACGAAGATGGTAACGAGATGGGTGTGTCTTACTACATCAACCACGATCAGTATGTAAACGCCTAATATAGGAGACTAAACTAATGGCATATAATGATTTACTTATCCCTATCAATGACTACCACAATGACCTGCAGCGGGAGATTGATGACGCAGATTGGCTAGGTGATTTAGCTACTGCTGATGCTATGCGTGAAGACATACAGCACATTAAGCAACTGATTGACAATGGCGAAATGTATTACCCGCTATGGTAGCAGGTTCACAGATAATCTTACCGTTCTTGATAGCTTACATAGGTGGCTTCATCTATTTCTACTTAAAAAGTAGTAACAAGGAATAACTTATGGCCTTGTACATTAAAAGAGTTCTTGCCGCCTTTTCAGTATTAGTTAACGTAATACTTGGCGGCACGAACAACCAGACGTTTAGTGCTAGGAATTGGCAATGGAAAAGAGAGCGTAAGCCTAACTTGGTTTGGCTGCTTGATTTAGTTATAGGGAAGGGACACTGTTCAGAATGTTGGGTTTACTGGAAGACGCGCAGGAGATGGTAAAAGCTAAAACAGTACAACAGCTAGTGTATGCATACTTAAAATCAGATGCGTTCCGCAAGCTAGGCAGGGCATCAAAGATAGACTACTCTGATTGCTTAAATATAATAGAAGATGGATCAGGGCATCTCAATCTTAAACGTTTGACTGTACCTACCCTGCAAATACACTACAATGCTTGGCTAAAGCGAGGCGTGTATCGTGCCAACAAGATAGCTGCGATCATGTCTATACTTATTAATTGGGGCAAGAAAAATAACTTACACATTGATAACCCCATGCCGTACTTAGATAAGACACCTAACCCTGCACGTAAAGTTATATGGGAGCCAAGCCAAGTCAAGCTATTCTTGGATACAGCGTACAGCCAGTGGAAGTGGCGATCCGTAGGCTTGATTGTGCAGATGGCTTACGAGTGGGGCCAGCGTGTAGGTGATATGCGTATGCTGTTGTGGAACGCTATAGATTTAAACAAAGGACGCTGTGACTTTGAGCAAAGCAAACGAGGTGAGGCAGTACACTTGCCTATCAGTGATGGCTTGATGCACGTACTGAGACAGCAACACGAAACGTTTAGCTTTCAAGTATTGGTAGCACCACAGATACAGCCAAGTGATGGAGCGTACAAGCCGTACACTAAGGAAGGCCTTCACGTACACGTAAATGCAATACTGCAAGAAGCTGGACTGCCAAAGCACCTGACAGCTATGGATATGCGCCGTACTGCTATCACTGAGATGGTTGAAGCTGGTGTAGATGTAACACAGATCAAACAAGTTAGTGGACACACTAGCATAAATAGCTTGACTCCATACATCAAACACACGTATACTGGAGCATCAGAAGCATTAGCCCAGCGCAATGCATACAAGGATAGAAAGTAATGCAGTATGATTTGTTTCTTAAAGACAAAATAAAAGCTAAAGATTGTTTAGATATTAGTTCTATATCTATATTTTTTGGTGATGAAGGTCAAAGAAGGATTGATTTAAATAGAACATCATCCTTTTTAAACTCTGTACCTAAAGGAAAGTATACTATTTACCCTACAGGAGGGACGCATCCACTGCCTATGTACAAAGATAGGATGGATTTTCCTTACATATTCAATAACAGTACAAACAATATAATAGTGCCAAATTGTAGTCGGTCTGTTTATCCCTGTTATACAATAAGTAATGGAGATAAAGGTGTCCGTGTGTATGCACATAGAATATTTGGTATGGCGTATGTTTATAATCCATTACCTTTGGATAACTATAATGTAGATCATATAAATGAAGATAAACTAGATTACTCAGTGTATAATTTACGATGGGTTTCTGTATCTGATAATATGAAAGCTGTAAAAAATACAGCTAGTAATAAGAATAAAGGATTTAAATATTATTCTAGTGAAAACTTTTTGTAGGAAAAAAAATGAACAACCACATAGAAGAAACACTGAACTTAACTGAGGGTGAATCAATACGCAAGGCTTGCCCTAAATGTGGCAGCAAGAATACTTTCACTGCACGTAAGGTTGACGGTAGTATTATCTACAACTGTTACAAATTATCGTGCGATTTAAAGGGCATGGTATCAACAGCTATGACCATGGAAGAAATGCAGTCTTACTTCAAGAAGCCCCTAATAGAATCACATAATGATAATAAAGATTTAACTACCTTTGTTTATCCAGAACATGTAGTTGATGGTAACACTGTCCAAAACGGACAGATGCGTAGATTTATTATGCGCTGGCCTATACTTAAACATGAGAACTTAATGTATGACGTTAAAAGTAAACGTGCAGTTTTTCCTATCTATAACGATGGTAGATTGATAGATGCCATAGGCCGTGCATTAGATGGAGCTATACCAAAGTGGTACAGATACGGTGGTATTGGAAGCTTCTACAAAAGATGTATAAGTAAACCCAACGGTGTATATGTCATAGTCGAAGATGTTATTAGTGCTATCACTGTAGCTAAACGTATGCCAGGAACGACAGGCTTTGCTATACTTGGTACTAGCTTGACAGAAGATCATCTGGCTGATATAAGTGATAATTCGTCAAGCTGTTTAGTTGCACTTGATCCTGATGCACTTAGTAAAAGTATGGAGTTCAGTAAAAAGATACAACTTTGGACTGATTTACCTGCTTGGGTGTTACACGTTGAGGATGACATCAAGTATGAACGTGTTAACGATATAAGTAATTTAAGGATTATGATAGATGGAGCGATTAAATAAACAGAACCCTATGGCTAAAGACTTGCGGCAACCTAAGTATAAGCAACAAGTTATACCTGATAAGAAGAAACCTAAACCAGCAAGAAAAGAAAAACACAAAGGAGATAAACATTGATAACTAAGATATTAAATAGGATACCTGAGTTCTGTTTTAGTCACTGGCTTTTACGTATACCTTTGTCCATTGTGTTTATACAACAAGGTTTTTCTAAACTACCTATTAGTATCGAAGATGCTGATTCATTTGGTCTACCTTACATCGTTTGGTGGTTCGCTGCGTATGGTGAAATAGGTGCAGGTATAGGTTTAATAGTCAGTGGTATTATAGGGTCAAGCATATGGGATTTTTGGATTAGAGATATGATGCACCCTTGGTCAGATTTACTTACACGTTTCTGTGGTATTACTATTTGTTGTATTATGACAGGAGTGATATGGGTAGGTGAACCCGATAGTTTAATGGATGTTTTACTATATGATAACTTACATGTTTTTCTTTGGGTAGGTGGTTTATTCTTTGCTTTAAGGGGTAAACGAGCATGATGCGAAGAGTTAAAGATGTAGTATGTGCTTGGTGTAAGAAAGAGTTTAGTACTAAGGATTACACTTCATGTCCACTCTGTAAAGATATGTATCAGTGTGTAAGTTGTGGAGCACCAACTAAAAATACGTGGTGTAACTTTTGTTTGGAGGAAGAATGATGAATGAACAATATATAAATAAACCTGTTAAAGTAATAGAGGTAGAAGAACATGAAGATGGTAGTGCTACATTACAAGTAGAGTGTGACCCTGAAACATTCGCAGCTATATTTAATGTAGGCTTTGTAACTTTAATCAGGGCTGGCTTAGAGAAAGAAGAGGAAGAATAAAATGAAATGGTTTGTAATGGTATTCTTTTTGTCTTATAATTCTGATGGCACAAGAGATACATTTATATTCACTAACCCTACCTATAATGATAGGGAAACTTGCATGGCTACGTTGACAGATAACAACGAAATATCTAAATACGTAGAGGGTATGATGATAGCGTATAATGGCGTTATTCCAGGCCCAGTAGAGAAGGTAAATTGTATTGATGAAAATCAGTTTAATGAGTTACAAAAACTAAGGAATAGGCGAGAAGGTAAGCATGACACCTAGAGAAGCAGCGCAAATAGAAGCAGAAAAAACTTTTGAGATGTTTATCTTATGGTCTAAGAGAGTTACCATTTATGCTATTATCTTCTTAATGATAGTTGTCTTTGGCTGTAACAGTGGCGTTGAAACAGGGCCAAATAAGACAGGCTCACAGTATGATGGTGAGGTTTACTCACCTATGAACTTAAATAATAAGGTTAAAAAATGAGTAACAAACAGAAGATTGTGCCTTTAAGCATGATGAGTATCTTTGATTTTTTTAAAGAGGCATGGGTTAGTGTAATGACTATACAGAACTCCCCCTTGCGGCACATTCAAATATTAGATCCAATGGCTGCACATGCAATGTTTCAAATACTGGCATACATGTGGAGTGCAATCTTTGCATTGTGGATTAGTAATATACTTTGGTTTGGCATCAGTGCATTAGGTCATGCATTACTAATTGGTGGTATATTTATAACTGCAGGAGTATACAGAGAAGCCAATAAAAGATCTAATAAAAAACCTACTGACAATGTAACAAGCGGTAGAATGTTTGGTGGTGAACATGATTAAGGCAACATACATAGATCACATGGGTACAGATTTGACTGTAGTGAATGCAGCTAGAGTATCCTTTAACAAGCAACATGATGTGTACAAAGAGCAAGAAGACAACAGGCTGATCCATTATTTAGCCAAGCATGAACACATGTCACCCTTTGGGCATTGCTTTGCCAGCTTCCACGTTAAGGCACCAGTGTTTGTAGCTAGGCAGTTAGTCAAACATAAGTTCCTACGATGGAATGAGATTAGTCGTAGATATGTAGACAGTGAGCCTGAGTTTTATGTGCCTGACGTATGGCGTGGACGTAGTGAAGATAAAAAGCAGGGTAGCTCTGGTAAAATCACAGTGTCTTCTGATTTAGCTAGAAACATGGCAGAGTCAGCTAAAAAGGATTATGAGTATTTACTAGACTTAGGTATTTGTCCAGAGCAAGCCCGTATGGTGCTGCCACAGAGCATGATGACTGAATGGTACTGGTCAGGTAGCTTGGATGCGTTTTCTGATATGTGTTTATTACGTTGTTCTTCTGACACACAGGCAGAGACACAAGAGGTTGCCAATCAAATTAGCATGAAGATGCATGAGTTGTTTCCCGTGTCTTGGATGGCATTAGCAAAGGAGCAAAGAAAATGAGGGGTAATATAAACGGTGTAATAAAAGCATCAGCTATTGTAGCTTTACTGATAGCTGCACCACCAGTACTGATAGCTATGACGTATGATGATTATCCAAAGTACTGTAAGCTATCTATATTACTACCATGCATAGGAGTTAAGGAGTAGAAACTATGAGCGTATGCGGTGAAATAGAAAACTTAGAAGAAGAGATACGACAGTATCAACAAAAAATTAGACAGGCTTATGAAAGAATAGATAGGCTCAAAAAGATACGTCCCATGTCGGATGATGAAAGACAAAGAGCTAGACAAAAACAAGCTGCAAATAATATTAATGTATCACCTAGAGACATACATCAAGCGTGGTATGATGGAGATGGCAGTGAGTTATTTGAGTAAAGGAGAGACAGATGGAGTTGGCACTAATAAGAACCTTGATGGACAAGGAGTTCTACGAAAACAATAAAGGTATTCGCACTCCAGATAATTTATTTAGTAAAGATTTACGTGGTATAAAAAGAACTTTAGACTACGCTATGGAGACATACGAGAAAAGCATAACACCAGCAGAATTAGAAGGACTATTTTTCACACACAACGTGTTGACTACAGCTAACAAAGATTCTTACAGGGAGTTGTTCAAGAAGATAAACAAAGCAGAACCTATGTCGTCTGACATTGCACTCC